TTTAGATTTTTTCCCATTTGACTCTCCTTTTTTTGGTCTACCTTTTTTCTTTGAAACAGGTTTAGGTGTAGCTTTTACTTCACCACTGTCAACTACTTTTTCAACTTCAGGTTCTTTTACTTCTTTAAATACTGGTTCAGGATTATTAGCTGCTTCTTTAGCCTTTCTTCTCTCAACCTTTTTTTCTTTCTCTACTTGATATATTTTTTCTCTAATAGAACTTACCAATTTAGTTTCTCCTATTGTTGTTAGCATTAGCAATATCTCTTTGAGCTTGGATACGCTCTTCTGCAATACGTGTTTTATCATCTAAAGCCTCTTGTGAAATGTCAATCCTTTGTTGGTCAACTAATCGTTGATTTCTTTCTTTTTGTTTTTCAAACTCTTGTTTTTGTTCAAATTCTTCTTGTCTTCTTTGTATATCAGCACCTTTTAGTGATATTTCTTGTTGCCTTAATGCAACTAATGGGTCTGTATTACTATCAGGTTCTAATGTTTGTGCATACTTTTCTGTTAATTCACCAATTATTACAGCGGCACGACTTTGTATTTGATCGTTCATCTCTTGCATCATCTGTGGATTTTGTTGCATCATCATCTGTTGTTCTGGTGGTATACTAGCCATAATTTCTTGTTGTGCCATAGCTTCAGCCATCATACCTATATGTTCTTGTATATGACCTTGTAATGTCATAACTATTGTTGCATTAGCTTGTGCAACAGGTGTTGATAATATAGCTAAATGAGCTTCAATATGAGCTTCGTGGTTTTGTTGTGGAAATGCTTGTAATCTTTGACCACGCATGGCTTCTTGATTTTCTCTAGCAGGATTAACTGGTTGTGGTTGTGGCGGTCTAGGTAAAACTTGATCTACATTAGATACGCCTAATGCTTCGTACATTTTACGATATGCTTGATATAAACCTTGTGGCCCGCCATGTATTTCAGGATTGCTCTGTGCCAACTGTAACTGTGTTTGAGCTAATGCAATACGTTGTGACATGGAAAAAATATTCGGGTCACTGACAGGTAAAACATCAATACGATTATCAAAGTCTGCTGCCTTTATCATGGGCGGTAATCCTGTTTGATATGGATATGGTGCAGGATTATCTCTGAATATGTTTGCTAATAATTTAAATTCTTGTTTTTGTGAATAATGAAGTCTTTTGTGAATAGCACTCATAACCTTCGTGCCACGTTCCATAATAGCCATTGTTGTACCAACAGGTGTCTCTCCACCCATCTCACTGATCTTCATATCAGCCATAGAAGCGAAACGTCTGCCAGAGTCTACCAAAGTACCTAACAACGAATATAACGTATTTGACGGCTCTTTAAACGGCAATGCCATCAATGATTGACGTATATCCATACCTGCAACATCAATGTCTCTAAACTCACCAGGAGAAAGAGGTGAGTCTTCATCTCTTATTCTAGCTCCTCGTGCCTTAAATCCTGCAGGAAGATTACTTAGTGTACCTGCATCAATTAATTGTCTAAGTAAACTTGTTGATGCTTTGGCAAGACCACCCATCATATGGGTTAAGCCAAATCCATAAAATCCAAGACCAGGCAAAAATTTGTAATGCACAAAGAATTGTTTCTTTCGCATTAGTAAATCTTGTTGATCGTAATTACGTCTTATAGATAGTATTTCGCCTGTCTTTTCGAGCATAGAAACAATATATGGATATTTTAATCCTGTCTCTTCACCATTTTCATCTCTATCTTCAAAACCTTTTATTTCTAAATTTGTATGTATTTCATGTATTACAATATCTTCATCATAACCAGATGGTGTCATACCATCTACACGTCCTAATTGATCTTTTATCTCATCGTAAGATGACTCATCAGAGCCTGATGTAGGTAAATCAACATCTTTGTAAAATTTAGTGAGTTGTAGTTTAAGAATATCGTTTTTACTCATAGTCACTACATGAGTAACACGAGAAGCTGTCAGTAAATCTGTAGCAGAATATGGTACGATTATATCTTCCGCATGGACAAACTTACTAACAGCTCTTTGTAATAACGGATCAAAATATATTTTTTTAAATGTTGAACCAACAATAGGAAGATAAAATAACATTTGATCGAGTTCTGGATCAAACTCTTCCATGTTATTGACTATTTCGTAGTTCATGTAATCTTTAACACGTTCAGCTTGTGCGATAACATCTGGTGTTTCTTGACCAACTATTTGTACTCTTACAGGTCCACCAGCAGGCAACAACTCACGATATGCTTGTGCTTGAAATTGTGTAATAGATTCAGAAAGCAAAGGATGTATTACCCCTGTCGCACCCTCAAACGGTTCTGTTCTATCTTCGTAATTAATACCTAATAATTCTAAACCTGATTTATATATCTGCTCCCACTCTTCTCTTGATGATAAATCATCACGAATAGATTGTTTTAAATCAGAAGAAATAACCCCTAATTCACCTTCATCTATAAATTCTGCTAAATTAGCATCAAAAGGGATTTGATCTACTGGCATTGGCTGTTCTTCAGGTAACTCACCAATAATTGCTGCACCACTTTCAAGCTCTGTTACATTTGGTACAATAGGTGATTCAACTACATCTATCTCTTCAGGTAGTCCTTGTGTCTCTTCTACAGGACCACCTGGTCCTAAAGGAATTTCAGCCATTTCTTGCTTCTCCTAAATCTAATACATTGATACCATTTAATGAACCTACAAGTCCACCCTGTTTATAAACAGATTTAGATTTTGGTTCAGTTATTGTATCTACTTCTATAACTGTGTGGGGCATATTGTTGCCTATTTTTGATTCAAATTGTATACTGTCTGCGTCTTTACCAATTTCTTTTGCTGTATTTTTGAACACCTCTTGTAAATTATCATAACCTCTTAAAACACCCTCATCCCTACCTCCAGCGATTCCAAAAGAGTTAGTATTTGGAAGTACAACACCATCAAGTTTTTTTTGTGCTGCAAGGTCAAACAAATCTTTAAATATCAATTTTCCCCATTGTTCTGGTTTTAATATTGGTTGATCAGAAACTTTATTTTTTTCTTTATATGCTAATTGTTCATTCTCATTTAAAATTTTAAAGTTTTTCCTTATTTTAGAAAATAAAGGATTTGTTATAACGTCTTCACTTAAAGGTATGTCAGTGCTTTTGATTATTTGTAAAATTGTATTAATATTATTTCTAGCATCTAACTCTTCTAACGTACGCTTAGTTTTTTGTAATAATTTTTGTGTTAATTGTAACTTAATTGGATCAGCACCATTTCTTAATGACTGATCTATATTTATATAATTTTTATCTAAACTGACTGCCCTATCTCCAAAATCGTGAAAAATAATTTTTGAATCAGATAATTCTGGAAAAACTTGAACTAAGGCTTTATAATTTTCTAAAGAATTTGCTCCGCTAATTTCATCACTTTTTCTAATTTCATTAATTAAATGTAAAAAATCTGATTTAAAAGCATTTTGATCTTTTCCTAATGTATTGTTAATTAAAGGTTTATTTAAAGAAATTATATCATCCATATCTTTATTTAAATATGCGAAAATTTGCATATTATCTTGAATAAGTTTATCAACCATATTGTCTGTCACGCCTGGAAATTGAAACTCATTATTAAAATTTTCCATTAGTTTCGCTGTTTCTTTATCAGTTACTTCTCTTAGTTGAGTTCCAGGATACATACTAAATTGAAAAGACTCATCTTTATTTTTAGGAACAAAAATATCAAATTGATTGTCAATAACTTTATCTCTCAATTCTAATATTTCATTTAATTCAGGTCCAAAAAATTCTGCTCTAGCTTCGTTGTCTCTAAAAACGTAAGTTCCCCTATTTACAGAGCTGTCTTTTACTAAATTATTGTTTGCTGGTTTAAGTAAATTCATGTTTTCAGTATTTTCTCGTGAGAGATCAAGAACTTTTTCTTCTAATTGTTTAAGTTTATCTAAATCTTGAATTCCCTCTCCAGGTTTACTTTTTGTTCCTAATATTTTTGAACCTACATTTGATTGTAATTCCTCTATAACTAAATATTTTTTTCCATCTAAAAGTCTTATTGATACTCTTGCATGGGCTATTTGACTTTGACCAATTCCTCTTAAATTAAATGTATCTTTGTAACTTGTTCTAGCACGGTTTCCTGCGTTATTAATTGTTATAACACCGTAATCTAATATTTCATCCCCTTTACCTTTTCCTGCCGAACCTTCTATTCTTTGAGCTTTGTTAAAAAGAATACCACTTCCTGTTTCAAGTTTATTTAATAATTTGTCACCAATATTTTGTGAATTTAACACAGAAGATATTCCGCTTACAGGTCCTAATCTTCCTGTTGCTTCTGCATCTCTAAATACTTCTTTTCTAGCTTCAGATATAAGTTTTTTATCATTTGATGATAATGTTAATTCTTGAATATTGTTAATTTTTCCTAATTTTTTATTTATATCCGATTCAAAAATACTTCGCATTTCTAACTTAAAAGGGTTATCATTAAGATTTATTGGTTTTAAAGTATTTTTATTTACAACATAACGCCCATTTGCTGTTTCTACAAACTCAAAAATATCATCGCTATCTTTTAAAAAAGATAAATTTGCAAAATTCATCTCTTTATCAGTAATTTTGTTATTTTTAATATTAGAGTTCACAATTTGATTATATAAATCACTTCCTTTAACACCATTAGGATTATCTTTTAATATTTTTTCAGCAACTAATTCTGCGTTATAATGCGTTGGTCTAACAACAACTTCTTCATCAAAAAAATTTCCATTGCCAAGATTTATATATTCATATTGATCTTTTGGTACGTGATTATATTTTGTATTATAATTTGTTCCTGCTGATATTAAATTTAAACTAGGTGCTTCCTTAGATACTTTTGTTGTTCCCAAAGTCTGTACTCTACCTTGAATCATACTTAAAATACGGTCTGGTGGATTGTTTTTCTCTAACATCCTATCAGCAGTTTCTTGTAAGTCTTTTTGTATTTCTACGGGAGCGTTATTAATAGCTTCTTGTATAGTATTTGTTTCACCTACGAAATTTGTTGCTTGTTGAGCTGTTGATAAATTAGCTGCTTGTTGTGTTGTTTGGTTTTTTGGTAAATTTTTTGTCGCTTGAAATATTCCCTTTAATAAGTTTTTAGTTGCATTTGGAAATTTTAAACCAGTGCCTGCTGCAAAAACTATAGGTGCAGCAACTCCAAGGGCAGGAGCGTATAATTGTGCTGTATCGCCTACAACACCTAATGCTTGTAATATTCCTTCACCAGTGCCAGATAATCCTCCAACTATATCTCCACTTTTAAAATCACCATAGGCATCAGAAACAATATCACTAAAACCTGGTAATTTACCTCCACTAAAAGGATCAGGTGCCAGACCAGCAGCTTCTAATGTTGCACCACCAGGAGCCATTACTATTCCAAAATCTGAAGCTCCTACAGCTAAATTTTTCGCTTGGTCTTTTGTTAAAAAAGGTTGACTTTGAACATTTGTTTCTGCACCACCGCCAACAGGTGTAGGTATATTAATCACATTTTGATTAACTTCATCTTGTTTAGATAAATCAAAAATATCTTCAAAATTTAAACCCATAATTTAAAAAGTTCCTTTAAAATTACTTGGCTTTGCAAACTTAACTCTTTTTTTAACAACTCCACCTTTTGCCATAGGATCACCTTTTCTTGACAACTCTTCTCGTGCTTTTTTTTCTGCTTCTTTTTCTGAAAAGCCAAGAGATATATATTTTAAAAATAGACTTTCTAAAGTGCTTTCTGACTCAGTAACGCTCATTAATAATACTCCCTTTTCTCTCGGTAATATTCATCTTCTTCGTAGTCGCTTGGAGTGATGATAAACCCTCCTTGACGAAAACGCAAGATAGCTTGTGTCATACTATCAGCTAAATCGTCATATTCACCATTTGGAAAAGCTGCACATTCTTCTACAACCTCATCTGCAAACTGTGTGTCAGGTCGCCAAACCATGCCACTTTCAAAGACAGGAGCACACGAGTTCATACGTGTAAACTTATCTGCACCCCTACTTGGCGTAAAAGGCGTGACAGGAATACCCATACGTCTTAACTCATGTGTCAACGGTGTGCCTGTCGCTTTTTGTTCAATTAACACCATATCAGGATCATATTCACTATATAACCTATGAGCAACATCTTTTAATTCAGGGAAATCCCAACGCCCTCTTTGTGCGTCAAGTAGAATGATAGCTTCACTTTCACCCTCAATTGGATTGAATATACCCCAAGTTGTTATTGCAGAAAAGTCAGCTCTTTCAGATTTACTGTATGCAGTATCATAAGATTGTATGATATAACTTACTTGTGGTGGATCATCGTTCTCCCAGATGTTCCACCACTCCCTTTTAATGATCGCACCTTCTTCAGCAGTGGGATTCTGCAAGTATTGTGCGTTCCATTTGGCTACAGGGATTGATGAACGTACAGCTTCTAACTCTTCTTTCTTCCAATATTCAGGCCATAATACATTGTCTGTGTCGGGAAATATAGCAGGAAACTCTACAACCTCCCACTGGTCTGCACCACCCTCTGCCTGTTTTTTTAAAACTTTTGCAGTCAAATCACGAATACTCCATCGTGTCATAACAATAATAATCGAACCACCTGGCTGAAGTCTTTGTCTAGGTCCAGAGGTGTACCATTCATAAATATTGTCCAAAGCAGAAGGACTTAACGCATCTTGTTCAGAAACTGGATCATCAATGATAAGTAAATCAGCACCACGACCCGCCAACGCACCACCGACACCAACGGCATAATACTCACCGCCCTTGTTTGTAGACCAACGACCAGATGCTTTCGCATCAGATGCTAAACTTATTTCTGGAAAAATATCTTTAAAATCTTCACTATCAATCAAGTTTTTTACTTTACGACCAAAACCTACAGCCAACTCAGAGGTGTGTGTCGCTTGTATAATCTTGCTTGTCGGTTTACGACCCATCATCCAAGTTGGAAATAAATAACTCGCAAACTCAGATTTGGTGTGTCGTGGCGGCATATTGACAATCAGACGTGTTGACTTGCCATCTGCAACATTCTGTAACTTCTCTGCATATATCTTGTGATGCTTACCCTCAATAAAAGAAGGCCAAACGTGTTTTACAAAATCTAAAAAATTTTTTTGGTAAACTTCTCTTTTTTCTAAATCTGTTAATCGTGCAACTATCTCACCAAGTTTGGTCATCTCATCATCAGTGAGATAGTCTGTTTCTATGTTAAAGTTATTCGTCATTATACAAGTTATCAAAAATCCTATTTACGTCTAATGTGTAATCTAAATCAGATTTTGAATAATGTATATGCTGAGATGGTCTAAAATCTGGTGCACCCTCTCCTGTTTGAAACCACGCAGGATGCGTAACTCTAACTCTGTTATTCGGTAATGCTACAAGATTACCTGTCCATTCGCCTGCATCTAGCAAATACATAACATGGCTTTGCTTGTGTTGTGCAGGATCGTCTGCTATCTCGCTCTCTGTGTAATCCACTGTAAATAAATATTTCGCTGGATACATCTCGCTACCTATCTTTGCAAGCCAGGGGCAAGGAGTCGCCCTGTCTAACGTATAAACAGCATGAGTGTGAGATGAACAATCCCAAGGCTGTGCATCATGTGTGTCCATAGGTTCAGGCCACTCCTCAACAGGAATGTCAGCCATTAAGCCTGTAATAGGCATCCTCGCCCACATAGCCCCACCATGCACATTTGGACTTTTTGTTCCATCGGTTTCCGAACCAGTAAAGATAACTTGAAAACTCAAACAACGATTAGGCATAGTCGTTACGGCTATTGCCATTGCGTGTAAGAACTCTCCGTGATATTTGTCGTGATTACAGGTGTACTCCCTCCTCACC